ATTAAATTCTATATTTTTATCTCCATCTAACCTTTTCCCACCATCAAATATTAACACTTCTTGTAATGTATCTAATGGTGTATTAAACTTTTCAAAAATTCTATATTCATTAGATTGAGAAATCATATTAAAGAATTTGGGCACAACCATCTTCTTGGCTAACTGATCAAATTTATCATTTTCTTCAATATATCTTATGTATTCAATCTGACGAATTTTATTTAGTTCTTTATTCATGCTTATATTATCAAAAACCTTTTTACTTTTATCAATTTCAATCTGACTCATGCTAGATAACCTGCTACTTGCTTGATACAATTCATTTGTTATTTCTTCTGGTTCTTCTTTTGAAATTGCGTCATTTAAATATGAGTTTATTATTTGACTCATGTTAACAATACGACCTATATAATTATCGCTTAAAATTACATCAAGTTTTTGTAATTCTGCCATATTATTTTTCCTTGGTTTTGAACTCCCTTGGATTCTATTTATTGGTGTCGGAAATTTCTCCTCACAATATTTAGCTTTCTCTGATAAAATATTTGTCGGAATAAGTAGAATTGTGTCGCTATCAGTGTCACAGCCTTGTAGACGATCAGGAGCATCATTGTCAAAGAAATTAATAGCACATATATTTCTAGTGAAATTAAACCATTCGTTATATTCCTTATGATATTTATTTTTAGTATACATCACATTTCCAGCATTGATATGGGGGTTCCTTGTAACACAAAATTCTTGACCATCTTTGTAATATTTACAATAAATTTCTCTGCCTTGCATAATTGATTTGCTTTCATATTTTCCTATTGATGCTAACAACATTTCATAAGGATTAGATATTAAAGTTACATATTTAGTGTCTTTCATTCTTATCTTGCCTTCTCTGAGATGTTTTATATAATTAGCAATTAACTCACTTTTCATCTTCTTAAATTTTTTAGTATATTGAATATCCGAATTAACCAATAGTAATGTATTAATTAAGTCTATATTTTCAAACTCATTTATATTTTCTTCCTCTAATGATTTTTCAAATTTTAAACTTTCTTCTGCGTCTGCACATAGATAATTTCTAAACACAGCACTATCATTTTTAAGTAGCATTACATATTCTCTCTCTATTTTTGTTATTTCCATTAAATCATCATATGATAGATTAGGAATACTATTTAATAATTGATATGTGGTTCTATTGTAATTACCGAAATTACCTTGTTTATCACATTTCACTACCCCAAATACACTATCAATATTATCTTGCCAATACTCATGACACTCTTTTTTACTCTTATCCCCTAACTTATAAGCAAATTTCAAAAACTTTAATGAATTAGGAGTAGTAACTAATTTTATCTTACATGTTTCATAATCATTTCCAAACATATCTTTTACAACTTTTATTTTATTAAATTCAAACCATTTTTGAAGTTTGGTATTAAAAGCACAACATTTAAACATATCACTTCTAAGCAACATAAAACCCTTATCTAATTTTTCATATTCTTCAAAGATAGATTCGTCCAACAACCCCTGCCCATCTGTCAAACAATTCTGAAGATTTAATGTCTCATTACTAGTGGTAACTTCTTTATCTTCCTCTCTTGTAACGCTTGCTAAACTTTCAAATTCCAAACCATTAATATCATCTATTAGTAATATTTCTGTCTTAGGGTCTAATTCAATAGTGAATTCTATCCCAGAGGAGATTAAAGATTCATAAGCTAATAATGAGGTAAGATCCAGTTCTTCATTTTCTTCAAATTCTAATCCTAATCTACTTCTGTTTAATAAATCCTTTTTCATATCCTCTTGGATAAAAAATGCATATCCATTTTTTGCTTTTCCAGAACCTCTTTTATAAAAAATATAATGCTTATTATCCATAGTAAATCCGTTCGTATATAAATATTTTCTAATTTTTTTACTGTTGGCAATAGTTATTCTTTTACCTTTTTGAATTTTACCTTCTTTGTCTTCCCATTCTTTTTCTGCATCCCATACTGAGTAGTTTTTATTAAAAGTTACATTTATTATTGCTTTAGTATATTGTTTGGTATGTATTTCATAGAAAATATCCTTAAACATCTTATCCATTCTAATTGTTTCTAAACTATAGGGGATGGTGGCAGAGAATAGCTTTGCTAAATCTCTGCCTTTGCATGTAATTTTCTTATTATCTAATGTGTCTTTATATATGTAACAGGCTTCTAGATTCATTATGTAGGCACTTTCATTTTTCAAGTTTAAATCCTCCTGAATCTTTTTCATACGTCCAATTAAATCCATATGCTTTTTTATATATTCCTCTGCAACAATTAGATATATAACTTTGATCAAACCCTGTTTTTCTTTTTATATCTCCTAAAGATAAATACTTATCAATGAGATTACCTTCTTTGTCTAATTGTAAAATTATTTTAGGGGTTAGATCCCATTTTTTATTTTTAAATATGTTTTGTACTTGTTTGACAGACAGTTCTTCATAACTCCAAATAAAACCATTTGAAGTTAATAATTTTTTAGTACAACATTGTTGTATAGATACTCTATCAAATCCTGTTATCTTCATTGCTTCAATGTTGGATTTGTATGTTGCAATTAAATCACCATTGAATGAATATTGAAACGTAGTTTTTGAATTTTTATCTGATATTCTATCACTTTTTGTTCCATAATTAGCATTATATTCTTCTGTGCACCATTCAAGATTATCAACATAGTCATTTATCTTATTTTCGTCTTTGTGGTTTACCTCTGGAAGATTATTTGGATTTTCTAAAAATGCCTCCGCAACTAATCTATGAATTAATAATGATGTTGTAATTGCATTATAACTTAATCCAACCTGCAAATAACCCATTGGATGTTTTTGAGGTTTAAGTAGTTTGCTTTTATAAAAATATACTCTGCCATTACTATAAGTTATATATCTATCTAAACTTCTAACTCTTCCAGTATTACTAACTTGATAATAGTTTTTATATCCTATTACGTCTCTCCATTCTTCTATCAACAATTAATCATCCTCCATCTTTTTATTAAACAAGAGTGGTATGAAGAGTATTTTACTCTTCATACCCATATCATCCAATTATCCTAATCCAACTGTCTCAATCTATATCCACCATAACTCTTACCATCTCTTAAACACATCAAAGCGTCCATTGCTCCTTCAAATATTTCTCTAATTCTTAATAAACTTCCTTTCTGTATTGCAAATATTTCATATTCAATACTACCAAATAATTTATCATACATTCCATGAAGATCATCTTCTTTCATCTGCCAAGCAGTAACACCATTAACCTTATAATTATGAGGATTAACCATAATACAATCATAAATATTATCTAACTTTTCAATATATACAGTAACTCCATCTTCTTTAAATTGAATTACTAACATATCATTGTTGTTTAAGTGTTTTGTTACATCTGAGTAATTATTTTCAACAAAATTTAGGTTTAATCTTGGTCTTTTAATATTCATATTGTTTTTGTTATTTTTACTCTTGTTTTCCATATTATTTCTCCTTCTTGCTATTGGTAGCAACCCTTAGTTATTGGCACAAATTCTATCCCTTAAAACTCACCTTTCAATCTAATTAGAAACAGCCAATATAAACATAATAAATATAAGAATTATTACACTTGCAATGATACTTTCACTAGTTGATAAAGGAATATCATTTACTTTGCTTATATTATTATATGTATTGTAAGCATTATTTTTCTTTTTATGTCTATAATAATCGTTTACAGAATGACTTACCGCTTTGGCAATTACTCTATTCATAGAACCGTAATTTCTTGGTCGCATCATCATTTATTATACACTCTCCTCTATTTTTATTTTACTCTTCCCATGCCATAAAAATCTCTTAACTTCACCATTAAACCATATTTGATTAATAAATGGTTCATCAGAATATTTAGCACAGAAATGATAATAATGATTATCTCTTTTATCCAACCAATAGAAGTGAGGCCATTTACATTGGAATATTTCTAACCATAATCCACGTTTATGTATTATTGTTTTAGTTGGATTGAATATAAATTGTTTCCATGCTCCTAGTAAGCAATTACTTTTCATTATTGTTTGGCTTCTCCTTTCTAATAAATTTCTCTGCAGTCTAGTACATCAATATTAAAATATTTTGCGCAATCTTTACAGTAGTAATTATTATCTATTTTCCCTACAAAAATGTCTTTTACTCTAATTAATTCTTCACCACAGCAATTACAGTTTTCACTAATGTAATCTAATTCTAAATCATCTTCTAACTCCTTATGAGATAATGCTTTTTGCATCTTCATTGTTAATTACAACCTCCGAAAACACAAAGTTAGTATAATCTTCCAAAAGTATCTCAATTTGATTTCCAACATTCTCAAATAATTTGCTCTCTAACTGCATACTGCCTACACAATATCCTTCTACTTTTTGTTCATTGCTCCTACACATATGTAAGCAACCCATTCCATGAAATTCAATATCATTTACTCTTCCCAAAACTCTTACTAGTTTGTTATTGATGTTTTTACCATTGAAAATATTATCTAGAATATTGGTGAGTGATGTTTGAGAATTATCTGATGAAGATGTGACTATATAATTTATTTTATTATTTATTGAATTTGTATCAGATATAGATAGTTGACCTTGTAAATGATAAGTTTTCATAATTTTATTTTCCTTCTTTCTATTATTAAATTTATTTTATAATTTGTATTAAATATCTTGACCTTGAGTGATATAACTACCAACATTTTCCAACCCTGTAACTAGCCTATAGCTTGATTCTCAAAATGGCAATTCAAAATAAATGGGCTGTATTGATAGCAAAAATCTATCTGCTATAATCTTACCTATTGAAGAATTGAACGCCTTATAATGAGTTTTAAATTGATTTTTATTTATTTGTATTAGATATATTATTTTTATCTTCTTTTAATTTTGCTTTTAATTTATCTGCTTTAAGTTTCTCTTTGTATATTTTCAATTGTTCATTTTTCCCTTTAATTTGGAATTTTAACACAGAATGAATTTTATCTATGT